CATGAGCGTCCAGTCTCGTATGCGTCTGCTCTCCGAGAAAACGTTGACCGACTCGCTCGATTGGCACCTTGAGGATGGCTGCGCCTACCACATCATCAGCGCAGGAGACGTCGACTCGCTCACATACTTGCGACACGTCGCACGAGACCAGCATCTGCGCTACGTCATTCTCTCGACGTGGTGCATGGCACTCTGTGACGCCCAGGAGATGCACGAGTGGATTGACCGTGGTCTCGTTGACCGCTTTGACTTCTACGTCGGAGAGATTTTCAAGGGCGGCTATCGAGGTTGCCGAGACGAGCTAGACAAGATAGCAGCCGCGGGTGCGGGTCGCGTCGCACGATTCCGCAACCACTCGAAGGTGATGGCATTCTTCGGGGACAGATACAGCGGCGCAATCGAGTCGAGCGCGAACGTCGACACGAACCCGCGCACGGAGCAGACGTGCATCACCTGTGATCGCGAGCTCGCAGAGTTTTACAAAAGCTATTTCGACGGCATCAGGAGCTTCGACCCAGGCTATGAGGAGTGGCAACCGTGGGAAGACCGAAGAAGCCGGTAGCCGTCATCAAGGCGAACGGCAGGAGCAAGACGAACAATCACCACTACGCCAAAGCAGAACTCGCCGAGCGCGAGGAGCAGGAGATAAAGCCAAGCGACAGCTCATCCGTCATGCCCGACTACATCGCGGCAGACAAAGACCTAGCTGGTCGCTTCGACTTTTACGTCTCACATCTTCAAAGCCTCGGCATCTGGGATGTCGTGGACTCAGAGGAACTTGCACGCTACATCACATCAGAGGACGTCTATGAGGCATTGACCATCGAGCTACGTCGCGCCTTGAGTGAGGGGAGGCTCGATGATGCCGAAGGCATCCAACGTCAGCAAGACAAAGCCTACCGCCAAGCGCACTCAAGCGCGTCGAGTCTCGGCCTCAACATCTCGGGCCGCTGCAAGCTCGTCATCCCAAAGGCACCCGTCGAGCAAGCAACGGACTACTAGTCCACGTGTCTACGGAGACCCGCCGCGCAAGGAGATCCGCGACTACCTCGAATCAATCGAGACCGGAAGCGTTGAGGCGAACGTCGAGCAGCATCAGATTTGCTGGTACATCCGCAAGGTCTTCAAGACCGAGAAACTACGGCTTGACGGAAAACAGCTCGACACGTTTCTGAGCTACCAGCGCTACTTCCCATTCAAGCTCTTCCCATGGGAGAAGTTCGTCACTGCCCTCATCTGCACCTACAAGGAGAACGGGCGCCCGAGATGGCCTGAGCTCTTCTTCTATGCTGGCCGAGGTGCTGGCAAGAACGCCTTCGCCGAGTTCATCAGCTTCTGCCTCATGAGCAAGGCGAACGGCATCGACTTCTACGACGTCGATGTCTGCGCCAACTCTGAGGACCAGGCTCGCATCACATTCGATGGACTGTGGGAGATTCTGCAAGCAGACGACAGCAACTTCCGCAAGGGCTTCGAGTGGAACAAGGTCTTCATCCGCAATAAGGCAACACGTTCGAAATTGCGGTATCGCACAGACAACCCGAAGTCGAAGGATGGCATGCGCTCAGGGTGCCTCATCTTCGATGAGATTCACCAGTACGAAAACTGGAACAACCTCAACGTCTTCAAGACTGGCCTCGGCAAGCGTCAGAACCCGCGAATCCTGTACCTCACGACCGACGGTGATGTGCGTGATGGCCCTCTCGACGCACTCAAGGAGAAGGGTCGCGCAATCCTCAACGGAGACGCTGAGGACAACGGATTTCTCCCAATGATCTTCTGCCTCGATTCTTCCGACGAAGTCAACAACGAGTCAATGTGGGTCAAGGCGAATCCGTCACTGCCCTACCTCCCAGACCTCATGGACGAGGTCAGGCGCGAGTATGCGGATTACAAGCTCGACCCCACGAAGAGCTTCGACTTCATGACCAAGCGTATGAACCTTCCGCAAGGCCGAAAGGACATCGAAGTCGCGTCATGGGATGACCTCATGCTCGCGTCGCGTGACCAAGGAGACCTCGATGGACGCCCATGCGTCATCGGCCTCGACTTCGCGAAGACGTCCGACATGGTCGGAGGTTGCGTACTCTTCCGCGACGGGGACGAATGGGAGGCGGTCATCCATGGCTGGTTCTGCACGGCTTCCGTGGACTCCGCCCGCATCAAGGCCCCGCTCGATGACTGGGCGAAGGCTGGGCTGCTCACCATCGTCAACGACGTCGAGATTGACCCTGTGCTGATCGCGAGATGGTGCCACGAGCAAGAGGGCATGTACGACGTCAAGACGGTCGCCATCGACTACTACCGACACACGCTGATGAAGCGTGCCCTGGACGAGCAAGGATTTGCGGCAGGCGGCAAGGATGCCCGTTGCGTCATGACGCGCCCGAGCGACGTCATGCGCGTACAGCCGTCAATCACGTCCGCGTTCCGCAGACAGAACATCGCATGGGGAGACAACCCGCTCGCGAGGTGGGCGGCGAACAACGCGAAGCTCGAACCGCGACCGAACAACAACTACGTCTACGGAAAGATTGAGCCGCGCTCTCGCAAGACGGACCCATTCATGGCATTCGTCGCCGCGTTCTGCGTCGCAGACAGGCTTGAGGAGCAGGAAGCAGCACCAATCGAGATGATGGAGCCCATGTTCTTCTAGGGCCGGGAAAGAGGAAACATGGGACTCGTCCGCACGCTGTACGACTGGCTTGGGAACAAGCTCTCGTCTGACATGGCATCGACAATCACAATCAACCTTGCACGATGCTCGTACATGGAACTCGCGCGTCTCATCGGGGCGAGTTACGTCAGCGCGGCAATCCAGGCGTGCGACATCCGCTTCTACGGCGAGGACGGAAAGCGCACGCTCGATGATGCCGCATGGCTGTGGAACGTCAGCCCGAACCAGAACCAGTCATCGTCTCAGCTTCTCGATGCCATGGTCCAGCAGATGTTCCAGCGTGGCGACTCGCTCGTGATCCCGTGGAAGACGCTAGGAAGCGTCTCGCTCTACCACGCCGAGGACTGGGACTGCCCAACGCACGACGTCGGGCAGGCCGACCACTTCGAGAACATCAGCATAGACGGCATGGCATGTGGACGCGACTTCTACGCATCTCAGGTCTACCGCTTCGACCTCGACGCGACAGATGACAAGCGATTCAGTGCGCTTAAGTCTGCCGTCGGAGACCAGTACAGCAGGCTCGCCGACAGCGCGGCAGCTGCCTACTCGAACGGCAACACGAGGCGCTACAAGTGGAGCCGCGACACGTCCCAATCAGGCACAAAGGCCGAGCAGGACAAGCAGCAGGCAATGATGTACGAGAAGGTCAAGAAGTTCGTTACGTCAGACGACATTGCCGTCTGGCCCGAGCTTCAAGGCAACCACCTCGAACCGTTTGCAAAGGACAACACGACCGCGAATGGCGCGACGGACTTCGTCGCAATCCGCAAGGATATGTTCGAGCTGGCCGCGACGTGCATGCGTATGCCTACGTCAATGCTCTACGGGAACGTCAACAACTTCTCAAGCGTCTTCGACAGCTTCATCACGTTTGCCATCGACCCGGTTGCACACGTAATCGCAAACGAAATCACGCGCAAGACGTACACGCCCGAGCAGTGGGCGGCAGGTGCGCACTGTGACCTCGACACGTCGATGGTCAAGCATCGCGACCTCTACGACGCAGCAGCTGACATCGACAAACTCATGGCAGATGGCGTCACGAGCGTCAACGACACTCTCCGCGACTTCGCACGCGACCCGATTGACGAGCCGTGGGCGGACGAGCATCTGCGCACCAAGAACTACGAGACCACGACGCCAACGGGCGGAGGTGAAAACAATGCCGAATAGGTTTTATTGCATGGCTAGGAGTGGCAAGTCTGCCGACATCAACCTCTTCGGGGACGTGACCTCGATGCCGTGGACCGACTCGGACGTGACCGCAGGATCATTCATGGCCGACCTCGAAGCGCTCGGAGACGTGAGCGACATCACCGTGCACATCTCAAGCTACGGCGGAGAGGTCGAGGAGGGACTTGCAATCTACAACGCCCTGCTTGCGAGCAAGGCGAGCGTCACGACCATCTGCGAGGGGCAGGCGTGCTCAATCGCGTCCGTCATCTTCATGGCTGGAGACGTGCGAATCATGCGGGAGTCTTCCGCGCTCTTCATCCACGACTGCTGGTGCAGCGCCCAGGGTGATGCCGACGACTTCCGCAAGATGGCCGATGACCTCGACAGGCAGATGGACGCCCTCAAGACGGCCTACATGCGTGGAGGCATCAGCGAGGACGACATCACGTCGCTTCTCAAGGCCGACACATGGCTCACGCCGCAGGAGGCAGTCGACTATGGGTTTGCGACCGACATTGCAGACGACGGCACGAGCGACAAGGTCGCAGCAGCGGCCCGCAGGGAGGTGTACGACCGAATCATGCGCACGAATGACGAGGCATCAAGCGAGGACGTGAGCGCCCTCACCGATGCCGTCAACCAGCTCACCGAGCAGGTCAAGACGCTGGAAGACCTTCTCAAGGATGCAGACCCGACCGAGCCTGATGGACCAGATGAGCCCGACGAGCAGGAGCCTGAGCCTGAGCCCGAGCCCGAGAAGCCCGAGCCCGACATGAAGAAGCCTGGCAAGACTCCCGCCGCACGTTTCGCGGCAGCACTCAACCGATAGCAAAAACCGAACAGAAAGGAGCGAGCTGATGATCAAGCTCACTTCGCACGCCTACACCGACGCCACCCAGGCGATGGCCGACATCCTCATGCGTGAGGATGCCACCAAGGACCAGATTTCCTCTGCTATGGACGGGCTCGCGTCCGCCATCCAGTCCGAGGTCTCCGATTCCTTCCAGTCCGCCAACGACGACCACGCCGCGCTTGCCTCTCGTGGCTTCAAGGTGCTCACGAGCGCCGAGGATTCCTACTTCCGCAAGTTCGCCGAGGCCGCGCAGACCAGCCGCACCGTCGATGACTTCAACTCCAAGATGGAGCACGCCGACCTTCCTCAGACCGTCATCGATGACGTGATGACCAACGTCAAGGGCAACCATCCCTTCCTCGCCGCCATCAACTCCCGCGCCGTCTCCCGCATCACCAAGATTTATCTCAACGCTGGCGCTTCGCAGGAGGCCGCGTGGGGCGACCTGGACGACGCCATCGCAAAGGAGATTGTCGGCAGCTTCGCCGAGATTGACGCGACCCAGAACAAGCTCTCCGCTTTCGCGATGGTCTCCAAGGACGAGCTCGCGCTTGGTCCGACCTACCTCGACGCCCTCGTGACGTCCACCATCGCCGAGTCCATCGCCAACGGCCTTGAGCATGGATACATCGGCGGCACTGGTCTCAAGCAGCCTGTCGGCCTCGACCGCGACGTCCACAACGGAGTCACCGTCTCCACGACCACTGGCTACCCGCAGAAGACTGCCATCTCCGTCACCGACTTCTCGCCCGCGTCCTACGGCACGCTCCTCTCCAAGCTCGCCACCGACGAGAACGGCCACGAGAAGGCCATCGCAGCGAGCGTCAATGGTGGCGTCGCTGCCCCGACGTTCGCCCTTGTCTGCAACCTCACCGATTACCTCACGAAGGTCATGCCCGCGACCACCGTGCTCAACACCTCCGGTTCCTTCGTCAACGGCCTCTTCCCCGTCCCGACGAGCTGCTACACGAGCGCCTACGTCGAGTCTGGCAAGGCCCTGCTCTGCATCCCGTCCGAGTACTACGCCCTCGTCGGAGGTGACCGTGGCCTTGAGATGAGCGACGAGTACAAGTTTGTCGAGGACAAGCGCGTCTACAAGCAGGTCATGTATGCCGCTGGCCGCGCCAAGGATGACACCACCGCCGTCCTGCTCGACATCTCCAAGCTCGACCCCGCCTACGTCACGACGAAGGTCGCTGGCACCGTCACGACCAAGGCATCTGCCTAGGACTAGGGAGCTGATGGCATGACGAGCGAGGAAATCACAGCCGCCGTCCGCCGCAAGCTCAACGTCACGTGGACGGACTCCGACACCGACGCGAGGGTTTCGGACGTCATCACCAAGTCAGAGGCAACGATCACTCGTCTTTGCGCCGCTCCTAGCGACGTGACGACGTGGGACGCGGAGGACATCGGGCTTCTGCTCGACGCCTGCCTCTACGAATTCTCGAACGCCTCGGATGACTTCCGCGTCAACTTTAGAGACGCGATCATGGCGTGCCGAATGAAGCACGAGGTGGCCGACGATGCTTAAGCCGAAGCTCGACGTCTACACCGACGGGGTCGTAGCCATCATGGCCGCGACCCCGTCGCGTTCCACGGTCGGCCTTGATTTCACAAGCATCTCTGGCCTCGACCGCGTGCGCTCCATGGCCTTCTGCCAGATGTCGCGCCGTGCCGATGACATGAAGCTCGCCGACGATGACGGGTTCTCTCTCACGCTCAAGCTCAAGACGCGCCACGCGGCAGACGTCACGCCCGAGCAACTTGCGCTTGTCGGCACCTCTCTCTTCGAGGTCGGGCACGTCGATGACGACCGCGCACATGACTTTCTTTACCTGTCGCAGCTCAGGAGCGACGGAACGATTGACCTGTGCAGCAAGACCGAGAAGGTCGGGGCGCACGGCATCGTGACGCGAGAGTGGGAGAAACAGACCGTCCACGTCCGCAAGGCGACGCGGCAGCTTCTGTCTCACTTCGAGGCTCACCAAGAGACGATGCAGCCGAACGCGACTTTCGTGATCCGCTCGTGCGACTACTCAGACCAGCCACGCATCGAGCGAGGCGGCGTCGAGATGGCCGTGACGAAGACGGCAAGCGACGGGCGCTGGATGCTGCTCACCTGTCAGGTTGGGGCGAATGGCGATGGCTGATTTCGACGTCGACTCAATGGTGATAACGCCCGACCAGTTCGCTTATGACGTGGACGGCATCGTCCAGAAGTGCGTCAAGAACGTACAGGATGCGAGCGAGGAAGACATACAGGCAACGGCAGACTACGTCGTGGAAGACCTCAAGGCGAGCTCGCCCGTGCTCACGGGAAAGTACGCCAAGGGTTGGCGCTCGAAGATGCACCACGCAGCTGATGGCTCACCGTTCGCCGTCATCTCGAACGGCACAAAGCCTGGCCTGACACACCTGCTTGAGCATGGTCATGGTGGACCGCACCCAGCGCACAGAATCCCGCACATCGAGCCTGCATACAACCGTGGAGCCCAGTTCCTCAATGAGAGGTTGGGTGAGTGACATGGCAGACGAGGCAGCACTTGAGGCCGCGCTTGCGACCGTCGGGATTCCGGTTTTCTACAACCAGGCGACATCGACCGCCAAGATGCCATATCTCATCTTCTTCTTCAAGATGACGGACTCCAGCTCCTATGCGGACGGTAAGCTCTGGCAGCAGAACGACCGCTACGACGTAGAGCTTGATGAGCCGTCAAAGGATTTTGCGCTTGAGAAGAAGGTCCGCGACGCACTTGAGGCGGCAGGCATCCCATACGAGCAAATAGAGTACCCACAAGACGGGTGGCTCCAAGAGATTTTCGAAACGACCGTAGTCTCCAAGTGAGACGAGAAATGAAAGGAGTGCTCATGGCTAATGAGACTGTCAACATCTACGAGTACGGCATCAAGAATCTGGTGGTGGCGTTCAAGAGCGCCGTGGCAGCCGAGACCAACGGCTACGAGGTCCCCATCCCCGTCCCTGGCGCGACGAAGCTCAAGATTGCCTTTAAGAGCAACGACGCGACGCTCTACGCAGAGGACAAGGTTTGGGCCATCATCAAGAACACTTCGAGCGTCAACCTCACCGCGAGCATCTACCAGACGCTCTCGAAGGACCTTCGCAAGCGCATGATGGGCCACCTCACCGACGCCAACGGCATCGGCTACGTTGTCAACCATCCCAAGCCCGAGCAGTTTGCCATCGGATGCGAGTTCGAGGGCGAGAAGCAGAACTACCGCCGTTGGTTCTACGAGTGCGTCGCAAGCGACCCCGACGAGGAGCGCAAGACCACCGAGGACAAGCTCACCGCCAACGAGCAGGACATTGACATCGTCGCGACCCCTTGCTCCATCGGCGACGAGAACATCATCTGCTCCGA